ATAAGTAAGTCCCAGTCTTTATCTGAAGATATCAACCAGCAGTCATCATAGTCAAATTCTTTAACTATGTACGCTGCTATATCATCAGCTTCTACTCCCTTAAATTGAAATACTGGGTATTTTTCTTTCAATAGGGTCAAAGTATTACTAAACTCTGCCATAAACATTTCAAACTCTTTAGCTTCTTGTTCTGTTTGGTCAGCATACTTTTCTTTTCTATTTGCCTTGTATTCAGGAAATATTTCCTTTCTATAAAAGCTACCGCCATCTGCTAAGATAATTATTTGTCCTGCATTATAGGATTTTGCTAGACTTTCTACTGTTCGTATATAGTCATACTTGAAGTCTAAAACTCCTTGATGTTTCCATCTAAAAGCTATATTTAGACCATCAACTATCAGCAAGTTCCCATTCTGGGCTGGGCTCCCAAGGTCTGAGAATGTGATTGCCATTTGTAAATTGTATCTCCTCTTTTTCTAGCCAATGTTCTGCGATAAGTATATATGCACCTAGCCAGGCGATGTGCATATATCGCAATGTATTTTCAGGTTTTCTTGTGGTCGCCACAAAGAATTTACCATGATTCTCTCGAAAGATAAGAAGTGGTTCTTGTTTCATATCCTTTGCTTGTTTACAAAGTTTACTCCACCATTTGTAAATATTATTACTTTTTTGAGTATAAATCTTACTGTTAAAACCACAATCTTTGTAGAACTTTACCTCTACACAGAATAAGTTATACTTTCCTATAACTTGCAAATCTCCTTTTATTTTGCCACTACCAGAACCAGGAGTAGTTGTCCACTCTTCTTCTGTGAGTCGATTCAATATGGAAAGTACTTGTTGCTCTCCTCTGATTCCTTTTTGTCTAGGACTGACCATCTAATCTGCTTATTTTATCTTCTTTTATAACTTCTATTTTGGACAACAATGGGTGTGTCCAACCGTGTGATACTATGTAAGTATTCAAATTTTCTTCTCCTAATAGAGTTTCTACTAATCTTTCTTTTCCTTGTTCATCAAGGACATTTGTAACTTCATCTAGAAATAGTACATTGATTCTTGACTTAGAAATACTACTCATTAGTTTTCTAATTGCTAAAAGAGTAGATGTATTTACTCGTGCTAACTCTCCTGCACTTAGAGCAAGTATATCTACTGTTTTACCATTATCATCTATTTCTACATTTAGTTTATCATTGGATACAACAAACTCTAAGC